CGTACCTGACGACGAATTCCTTCAGGTTCTTCCGCACCTCTTTGATTTTCTTGCAGTATCTAACTTCAAATACGATTGTGCTGTGAAGTTCGATGCTCAATGCCTGATACAGTTCTTTCCCGTACAGGCTTCCGATTTCGCACCACGCCGAATAGAATTCTTCTGGCGGCGCTTCCTTGCGCCGCCCCGGCGTTTCGGTGTACGTCCGGCGCAAAATGTCGATTCGCCCTGCTGCCATACCGTCACCCCCGAAGCATTTCTTTCGCCATCATGGACTGCACGACGAAGCGCATCTTTTCCTGTCCCGCGCCCGCCGTGATCTTGCCCCGCGTGTCGTACAATTCCTTCACATAGGCCAAAATCAGCAGCTTCTGTCTGTTCGACGGCTCCGCACGATTGAACGTCGGAATCAGTTCTGCCATTTCGTCCAGAACCGCGTCCAGCATCAGCTGAATCAGGCTGTCATCGTCGTCGTAATCGACGCGGATGTACGCCTTCACATCCTTCAGTTCCATTTTGCTTTACCCCCTTTCAGACAGAAGCCGCTGTCGATCTTTAGCCCGCAATGGACACGGTGACTTCGCCCTTGATGACTGCCGTTTCGTCCACGGCCTGAACGTCAAACCTGTCGCGAACCTTGATGCCCGTCAGGTCTTTCGCCCACAGGTCGCCCGCTTCGGTGGACAGCTCAATGGTCATTTTCTCCCTGTCGAACAGGGTGATTGCTTCGTGAAGGTCGCCGATGTAGAACGGATATTTTTCGGCGTTGGACTTGTCGCCGCCGTTCTTCATGGTCTTGTCGGAAACGACGTGAATCGGGTACACGCCGAACAGCAGACGCTTCGTCTTGTCTGTCACGTCAGGCTGCACGATGTAGTTCCCGTCGCCGTCCTTCAGCTTGTCCAGATAGTTGAAGCCGGACTGATTCGTCAGGATGATGGACGACGCGGCGATGGACGCATCCAGCTTCACGTTGAACACATCCTTGAAGTCGTCGAAGCCCTCCAGCACGACGGTCTTGCCCGTGGTGATCTCATCCAGTTTCTTCAGAATCGCGGCGTTGCGGGTCGCTCTGGACTTCTTCGCAATCCACTTGTTCAGATAGGCCAGAATGTTGACGGCGGTGTCCTGAAGCAGTTCGCGGGTGGTCTTCAGAATGCCGCCCTTCTTGCCGATCTTGTACTTGATCTGCTTGAACTGCGGGGTGTCGCCGTCCGGGAACTCACCGCCTTCGTCCACGTCCTCCCACGGGGTCGAATCCGCATCGACTTCGATGACGCGCGACCCGGTCAGGGTGGTCACGCTCTCGCGATTGACCAGCATTTCAAGGTCATCCTGCGTCCGGCGAAGTGTGATGATGTCGGTCTGGATGTCCTGCGGGACGGTGAAGCCGCCGTCTTCGTCGCTGTCCTCGTTCATCGCGTCTGTGACAGCGTCCAGAATCTCCACGTCAGCTTCGGGAACGCGGGTCTTGCGAAGGCCGCACACAATGCGGTTCACAAATGCACGGGCGATGTCGGCCTTTTCGGGCTTCTTCTCACCGCCGACGTGCTTCGCCTTGCCGCCGTTGACCTTGTCTGCGATTCCGGCTTCGTCGTCGTCCTCAATGTCACACAGCAGATTGAATCTGTCCTGCATGTCGATCAGTTCATCCTTCGCAGTCTTTGCTTCTGCGGTCTTTCCGTCCTTGACCAGCTGCTTGATCTGATCTTTCTTCGCGTTGATCTGCTTCAGCAGTTCCATCGCTTCTTTGCTCATGTTGATGTCCTCCTTTAAGTTCCGTATAGGTATAAATCTTCAAGGATTTCAGCGGCTTCCCGCTCTGCTGCGTCCTCGAATTCGGTGATTTCCGCTGTCTTGATGTCAGCGGGCTTGTGCTTGTACGCGTCCATGAAGCCGCTGACGCATGCCGCCATCGCGGGCCGCTGCTCCACAGACAAATCGAAGATGTCCTGCGCTTCCGCGCCGTTCATCCACGTTTCCGCGTTTATCATTTCGGTGATCTGCTCCACGGTTACGCCGTCCTTCACGCGTCCCATGTAGATTTCCGTGATCGACTGCTGACATTTATCCAGCTCTCCGATCAGCTTCTGAAAATCGTCCGCGTTCCCCCATCCGACAGTCGAAGGTTTGTGAATCATGATTTGCGCCCCGGAATTCACAACAATGTCATCGCAAGCCATCAGAATGACCGACGCGATGGATGCCGCAAGCGCATCCACAACCCCCTTCTTCCGGCCCGTGTGCCGCTTCAGGATTGAGTGAATCGCAATCCCGGCAAACACATCGCCGCCGCCCGAATTGATGTAGACCGTCAGCGGCGCGTCATTGTCGATCTGCGACAGGAAATTGGAAATTCCCTGCGGGAATGTGTCTTCTGGTGTCCATGCGTCCCACTCGGTGCTGACGATGTCGCCGTAGATGTAAAGTTCAGCCCCGCCTTCGGCGTTCCTGATTTCCATGTGTCCGACATTCTCGACAGCTTTCGTTCGGCGGTTCCTTCTGGTAAAATCAAACTTCTTCGTCTTCACCTGTTTCTCCCCCTTTCTGCCCCTCTCCGTCGCCGTCTTCGCCGTTTTCGGCTCCCGGCTGTATTTCTTCACCTTCCGCCCGCTCCGGCGCGTCAGGGGCCGTCTGCGCGGTGTCTGCGGCGGTTTCGGCGGCGGTCTTCGTTCCATACTGCTTTCCAACTTCCATTAGCGGGATGTATGCTCCGTTCACGATTAGCACATCACCGCCGTCTTCGTCGGTCATATCCAGTTTCCGGCGTGCTTCGTTCGGCTTGTACACGCCGTTGTTGATGCCCTGCGCGAAAATCTGCATCTGCGTCTTGCTGTCCGTCCGCAAAAGAACCTTTTCGTTCAGTTTGAAATACAGTCCCTGATCGCGTTCGTCATCTGTCAGCAGTTTCCAGTCCACTTCTTCTTCGTACTGCTTCATGACAAAAAGCATCGTGTCCACATAGAAGGACAGCTGCTGCATTTCGCTGTTGCTGTACGATGATTTTTCGTAGTCGTTGATCTGATTTGGCTTGATGCCGAATGCCCCCGCGATTTGCAATGCCGAATATTTCCGAAGTTCGATGAACTGCGCATCGGATAGCTTGATGTCAAGTGGGGTCAGCTTCATCCCCAGCGGAACAGGCAAGATTTTTCCCGTGTTTTTCGTCCCGGCTCCGTAATGCTCGAACGCCTGAATCAGCTTTTCCTTTGCTTCTTCATTCAGTTCCCCGGTGTATTCCAGTGTTGCTTTCGCGGTCAGCCCGTTTTCGTACAGATTCGTCATGAAGTCCTGCGCGGCTGCTGCACCCTCCACGCTTGCCTTCAGGATGTACTGCACGGGAAGCCCCGTGATTCCGTCAAGGGAATGCGACGTTTTGAAATGCAGCACTTCGTCAGTCCCGAATATGTACTGCTGCCCTGAATACGGGTCATTGTAGACGTACCAAATCTTCCCGGCCCCGGCGAAGTAGCCCGCATCATCCACAACGACCTGAACGCAGTTCGACGGCATAATCCACATGTCCATGACCTTCAGTTCGCCGCCGTATTTCTTGCGCTTCAAGCGCCGTCTGACGTAGACATAGGCGTTTCCGAAGTGACACCGATTCATTTCGACGGTGTTCCAGAATGTCGTCGGGGTCATGAAGGGATTCGGCCTGACTTTCATCAGCTGCGCCGTTTCGTTGTTGTTCGGCTCGACGATGCCCTTGTCTGTCCGCTGATACAGCTTCCACGGCATTTTCGCCATCGTTTCAGACATCATTTTCAGGCATGTGAAGTATGTCACTTCGTTCATAACCTTTGTTTTTTTGGGACGCACCCCCAGCCATTCAGCGAACGATTCATCGTTCATCCCCGTCGTCTGGACGTTTATGTTCAAAATTTTCGCGACAGCCCGCTTGAATCTGTTCCACATGGTCATCCCCTTTTCCCCCCTTTCTGCATGTATTGTTCGTTTTGCTGAAGCCACAACTGCACGAATTCGTTCACGTCCGGCTTCACTTCCCCCTTCATCGCCATCGTCCACGCGTCTATAATTGCGTCCACGATGTCGATTCGCTCTGTCTGCAAATCCTTTTCAATTTTTATTTCCCCGAAGGAATTCGACACGGTCTTTGCGTTCGCAACAGACCACGCCATTGCTTCGTTTCCGTCATGCTCCACGTTACCCGCCGTGACTTCCAGTCGAAAGTCCACCGTCGCGTCGTTCAGATTTTTCGCTGATTGCGTGATCGCCAAGCTGTCGAACCCCATCGCTTCCATGTCCGCAAGGAACGCCGAAGCGTTGTGCGGGTCATAGCATATCCACTGTACGGAAAGCTCATACTGCTTGATGATCTTCTGCAAGTACGTCAAGATGTATTTATAATCCGTCTTCACGCCGCCCATTGTTTCTGTGACGGTGACAAGCCCCTGCTGAATCCACATGTCATATGGGACGCGGTCTGTTTTCATGTGTTCCTGCACCCGGTTCTTTGGGATGAAACAGTGCGCGTGAATGAAATATTTCCGCACGCCTTCCCGCAGGAACGGGAACACGAACGCGATTGCCGTCAAGTCTCCGCCGCTCGACAGGTCAAGTCCGACATAACACTTCTGTTTTCTGAAATCTTCCAGTGATTTATTAACCACTTTCCCATTCCACAGCGCCATGTCTCGGATGTAAACGTCATTCGTCCACTGAATCCACTTATTCAGCTGCTTGACAATGAAATCCCGCAGGGTTGCGCCGCCCATTTCCTTTGCGGTTGCCGCAATCGGAATCATGTTCTCCAGCGCGTCCGGGTCATACGCAAGCAGCGGATTCGCCTTCAGCCAGTTTTGCGGCTCCCACATGTCATCTTCATCGTCCATCTGCGCGATGAAAATGAACTGCGAATCATTTTTCGCCGTTCCTTCCAGCACCTTGACACAGTATTCGTACAGGGCATAACATGGGGACTTCAGGTCGAATCCCGCCGTCGTGATGACAGAAATCAGCGCGGACTTCATTTTCTTGATGCCGCCTTCAAGCAGCTTGTACATCTGTTCGTCCCTATGCGCGTGGTATTCGTCCACGATGCCCAGCAGGGGCCGGAAACCGTCAATCGACTTTGTGTCTCCCGACAAGGCCCTGATCTTGCCCCGCGTCAGCAAACAGTCAATCGTGCTGTTGTGTTCATGAATCTTGAAGCACTCTGACAATTCGCTGTCAGCTGTGATGAACTTCGCGACCTCATTGAAGACGATCATCGCCTGTTCTTTTTTGGTCGCCGTGCAATAGATTTGACCGTGCTTATACCCGTCAAAGTTGCCGTAATATGCAGCAAGGATTCCGTTTAGGAACGACTTGCCGTTCTGCCGCCCTAACTGGATGTAGGACGTTCTGAACCGTCTGTATTTCCCTTTTTTCGTCCGCCACCCGTTCAGTGACCCCAAAATAAAGCACTGAAAAGGGAACGCTGTGACGTTTTCCTGTTCTTCTCCTTCCGCGATGACCAGCGTTTCTGCAAATTCGATGATTCTTTCAGCGGCGGCCTCGTCGAAGCAGTATTTGAAGTCATCGTTTTTCGATCTTTCGATGTCGTCAAGGTGTCGTTTGCAGGCTAGCCTGACCAGCTTTCCGGCGATGATCTTCCCGGCAAGGACATCCGCCGCGTATTGCGTCGTTCTGTCCATCTGTTCCGCCCCTCTTACCCGAACCGCTCCACGAACTTATTTTCTTTTTTCGGTTCGTTTTGTGTTGGAACGACAAGTCTACACCTTGAAGACACCGTCATTCCAAAGTCCGCCGCGCCCTGTCTGCACTGCCTGTAAAATCTGTCCTGCATGATTGCAAGGCGTTCGACCTGTCCGTTCACCACTTCCGCCTTTTCAAAGATCGGTTCGCCGTTCGCGTCCTTTCGTCCTGTGTCCTGCTCAATCTCCACCATCAACGGCTGACGGTTCAGTTCTTCCGTGACAGCGATGTATTTCGACTGTGCGACCACAAGCCGCGCAAGTGCATCGACATCCAGATTTGCAACGATGCCGATCTTTTGCAGTTCCTTCGCAATTTTCTTGAAGGTCTTCTTCTGCTCCGCTGTCAGATATGCCGGGGCCGTGACTTTATCCGCCGGGGCTTTTACTTCCGTCCGCTCCCGCTCTGCGATTTCGGCTTTCGTCAGATGCTTTTTGCCCTTTGCTTGTAGCAGATCAATCGGCTGTCTTTGTCCCGCCACGCTTCGCGACCCCCTTTCTTCAGTTTTTGCCGCTTTTTGTCGGTGTCAGATTCTGACCTCTGCCCCATATGGTCGGGGCGGGCCTGATTCTGATTTTTCCGTGGGGATTTTTCTCCGCAAAAAAGAGGGGGCGCGACTAAAAAACGCCCTGTAAAACTTTTTCAATACCCCCCGCTTCCTTCCAATGCTCTGCGATGATCTCCCGAAGCAGTCTCTGCGTTTCCGCCTTCGTCGTTTCGTCTTTTTTATACAAGGCTGATATGATTCCATGGTTGCCATTCGATAGCGGGATAAGATTCGTCATGTCAAGCCGTTTCGTCCAGTCGTCTTCAAGTTCGACGATGTGATGCACCATGTCAGCAGCTATCACGCGGTGCTGGATGTAGTACGCATAGATGTCTATGCCGTCGTACAATTTCAGCGCGTTTTCACGGGCATTCCTCCACCCCTGCGACGTATAGAATTCAGCTGCCTTCTTGTCCCGCCTGAAGCGGTTATATTCCATGTGCCGCGACTGTCCTGCATTCTGACCATCCGCACATGACGCACACACTTTCAAGCCCTGCGGAATCACAGCCCCGCATCTGCACTTATGCCACAGTCCCACTTATGTGACCTCCTGCATTCGTCCGCTTTATGCGGCCCACATACAGCCCCGTATATACCCCCTGCACGTCGGACTGCATATATGCCCCTGCATAGCCCTTCCTGTATAGCCCCCCTGTATATAAGCCTGTGTAGTCTCTGTATATATGCCCCCTATTCATCGGGCATATATACCCCCATATCTAGGGGCCTATATAGCGCACCATACAGGCCCCTATAAGGAAGGGTGGAGGCGGCAAAGCAAAAACCACCGCATCGGCATTTATGCCTTGCGGTGGTTTCTTGCAGCTTCCCACGCTAATATTCTACATCTGCCAAACCCCTATTAAAACCCCAGCTTTTCCCCATCTTTTCGCCACGAAGCAATTCCGCAATGTCAGTTTTCCGAACTGCTTTTCACCACATTCTTTCAATTCCGTCCACGCCGAACAGCTTCACAGACAGTCGTCGCATCATATCCTTCGACCATCGCGCCGGGGTGTTTTTGCCGCAGTTCAGACGCTCCGCGACTTCCTCGAAAGTTGCCCCGTCGATGTAGTGCATTTTGAAGGCTTCGTATTTGTATGATAGTCCGATTTCCGCCTGTTCCGCTTCCAACTCCGCCATTGCGCGGTCAATGTTTGCAATCATCAGCGCCGTCCGCAGTTTTGTCCTTCTGACGCTCTCTAAATGTGCATTTTCCGATTTCAGCGACCTGAATTCTTCAGTGTCCAATTCTTCGATCTCTGAAATCGCCATTTCGACGTGTCGGCGCATTTCCCGGTATGATTCCATCAGGACACGGGTGTTATACAGCACTTTCCCGCGTTCCTGCTGTCGCGTCTGTGCTTTTGCCGCCGCAAGCGCCCGTTTCACCGCCGCGTCGATCATTTCTTCTGTGTTTTTGCCTTCTTCCTGCATCCAGTCCACCGCCTTTCCCCGATCTTGTGATTTTTCGCTTTTTTCGGGCCTGTCCTGCGCCCGTTCCGCCCTATTTTCATATTTCCGCGAAGGATTGCGCTTCGGTTTTCCCTCTCCCGCTCGAATTGCCTGTATTTGACCGCATTGACTGCCGAATATCGTCTTTCATCCGCCCGCCACCGTTTCAATTTCGCCGCCGTCGCATTATGGTCAACAATTTCAGCGGCTTCGCCCATCGCTTCAGCTATCTGACGCAAAGCGTCCGACAAGGATTCAAATGTCACGCCAAAGGCCGCAAGAATCGCATCAAACGTAGTTTCAAGCGCGTTCATTATTTCCCTGATTGTAAATCCTACCGCTTCCGCCTGTTCTCGCAGGATTTTTTCTATTTCTTTCCGTTCTTCCTGCCGTTTCTTTATTTCGGCAATGATTTTCACGGCTTCCGGGCTGATGATGACGATTTCTTGACCATCAGAATGGGCATTCATCGTCTATCCCCTCGAAATATCCGGGGTCGCTGTACGGCTCTTCCGGCGTTGGCTGTGATTTCTGTTTGCGTGTCTGTTCCGCCGCCTTACTCTCGGCGAATTCAATGCTTTCCGCCGTCACTTCCAGCGTGTACACGGTCTGATCTTCTTTTTGATAACTGCCGGATGTCATTCGTCCCTCGACGACAACCCGCGTTCCCTTTTTCAGATACTGCGCGGCGAATTCGCCAAGCTTGTCCCACGCGACCACGGGGACAAAGTCTGCATTTTTCCGCCCGTCCTGCTTTTTGCCCCTTCTGTCCACCGCAAGGCGGAAGCGCGTCGCGGTGTTCCCGTTCTGCGTCTTCCTCGTTTCCGGGTCTCCCGTCAGTCGGCCCATCAGAATAACTTTGTTCATTCTTCGTCGCTCCCTTCGCCCTTTTCTGTCATATATTCGCACGTCACGCAAACCCAATCATTTTCATTCTCGCAATGTTCCTGTTGCCACTCGGCGACATTTTCCATTTCGCAATTCCACCACTCACACCACGCTTTTGACATCTTTGTACCCCCCCATCATACGTTCAAGCATCTGATCGTACAGCCCGTGAAATGTGTCCCGCTCCGCTTCTGCCCGGATAAGCTTTTCCTGGTTCTGAACGCGTTGCGTTTCGCGGTCTTCCGCCGATATTTCTTGCGCCGAATTCCGAACACTCTGCGCTTTGCATTCTTCCACCGACATTGCAAGATGGATTTTAATTGCCGTTTCGACCCGGCGCATTTCGTCGTCCGTCACTGTCCCGATGTGCCTGTTCACCCTTGACGCGGAAATGGTGCTGATCTGTTCGCACAGGGCTTCGGACGCTTGCCCGGTGCTCCTGATGGTGACGTGGGAAAGAAGGTCTTCCCGTGGTGTCCGGGTCAGATATACAACAGTTACCATTCCGCTTTTTTCGTTGTAGCCATCGTTCGACACGATGATCGCAGGGCGGTCTTTCTTGATTTCATGCCCGATCTGTCCGAAGTCGTTCTTGATGTAGTAAATTTCGCCGCGTTTCATTCCCTTGTCCTCCTGCCGTCACAGCAATTTGTTCAGCGCAAAAATCAGGAAGCACACCGCGACGAACGCGATTGTCACGTTCTGATGACGGCGTTCATCTCGTTCCCCGACAACGCCCAGCAGCAGCACCACCGCCGCAATTCCCAAAAGAATGTTTGTGAATAGCATTTTATCCCTCCTGAAGATATTGTTTGCGCAGTCTGTGCGCTTCGTCCAGCAGTTCTTCCTTCAATCTGGTGTCTTCCGCCACCCACGAACGAAATTGCTGTTCGCTCGAATGCCTTCCCCATGCCCGTCTGATCTTCACCTGAATCGCCTTCCGCTTCTGGATTTTCAGCAGCATCGCCCTGTTGAACACGGTGATCGTGTAATGATGCCCGCATGTCGGACACTCGAAGAACCGTTCTTTGACATCCCCGTGTCCATCCTGACCGACAACCCTGTCTTTCACCCGTCCTTCAAGTTCTATCGTTCCGCCGCACTGATCGCATCGGATTTCTTTCTGTTCTTTCACGCCGTCATCCCCTTTCTTCGTCCAGATATGACGCTTCCATGTCCGCAAGGTGGAGCATCAGGGCCAGTGGATAGCGCTCGAAGGCTGCCGACATTTCCCGATTCGCTCCTCCCTTGAACGCATCATCGAATGCTCCCATGTGCCATCGTATCGCGACAATTTCTTCAATCGTCAGCGTCAGGCCGTGCTGCTGAATCATGATGACACTTTTTTCGCCGTGTCCAATCGGAAGGCCGTCTTCTTTTATCTTGTACCCGCCTCCCGGCTGTTGCTCATATCTCCCAATCTTGTTCACGTCATGCAGAAGCGATACTACGGTCATTGTGTTCGGATGTCCACCGCGGGCAAAATATTCGCCTTTGCGCGTCATCAGCCGCTTTCTGACGTTCAAGGAATGCCGCAACAGCATCCCCGGCGCTGCGCCGTGGTATTTTGACGACGCGGGCGCTGTGAAGAAATCTGTGTCATTCAACCATTCCATGAATTCACCGAACCCAGTCCGACTTCCTGCTGCCCGTACCATCATTTCGTTGAATGCCTGCTTGTCCTGTTCCATCGCTTCCCGTCCTTTCCGCTTTTTCTGCCGTCCCGCTCTTTCTGCGCACATACCGGGCATACATACCAGCCATACAGCAACGGCTGATTCAGGCTGACATTCCAAACCAGCCCGCAAGACGCACATTTTTCATATCTGCGTCCCATGTCATGCCCCAAACTGTGCGATTGACTGCATCGCTTCTTCCGTCGCCCACTCCGCCGCTGACGTGCTAGCTTCAAGTCCCGCTTCGCGAAGGTCGGTCACAAGCTGTGTCTGCATGATGCAGAATCCTTCGACAAGGCCCGTGTAATCCTCCAGCATATACGTCACCTTGACGACAACGAAGCGTCCCGTCTGTTTGCCGTGGTCGTATTCCATCATTTTCAGGTAGTCGCCGACGTGATAGTCCCGATCATTTTTTCGCAGTTCAAATCCCTTTACGCCGTCCACGACTTCGGCGAAGAACGACGCGCCGATCTTGATTTCATGGACTTTTTGCCCGCCTCGGCCTTCTTCGATTCTCTGCTGTTGCCGGATGTCTCGCATCGTTCGCGCGGTCTCCTTGTCGATCTCTGCCTGTTCCTCCGCATATTTCTGTTCTGCGGTCTTGTCCCGCTCCGCCTTGTTTATGTACTCATTGCAATTCCGTACATCGCTGCGTTTTTCGAT